CTTGTTGAAGCGCCGCGCGATAAATGAGCGTCATTCCGCTAGATAAATGGATTTTTAATTTTTACGAATCATGTAGGAAAATAACGAATGACGAAAGTTTGTAATGCGATTTATGGTGGATTTCAAAAATTAAAAGCTGTAACGCCAACATAAAATAAATATTATCGATTTTATAAAGTGTTAAAAATTTCCAAACAAAATGGGATTTTACAGCTAAACTCAAGCTAGTTTATTCAATGGATAAGATAATGATTAACAAAAGTGATATAGCAGATGGCGACAGCTTGTATTTAGTACAATCAAATACAGAAACACCTAATAATTCAATAATTGAACAGTTTCCAGTTCTTGAATTTGACATCAGGGACGAGGCAACGACTATTTACACTATAGTAGACACCGATCCAAACCACCCTTGGGTGCAATTAGAAGAAGAAGGGAGCGGTGCGGTTATTGCGCAATACGATATTAGCGTCAAGTCTTATACCGAGTACATGGACGCAGAACGAGGCGCATCTGTTGTTATTACTGGGCAACATACGCCTGAAATGCTCCCAGACTTGCCGATATAATTTCATCAACGTTTTGGGCTGAGTCTATCAAGGCATTAACCCTATTAGATTCAGCCCTTACAGCCTTTACATACCCCCAGTCGTTCTGTATTTTAACCCACTCCGTTGATTCCAAATCAGTCCATAAATCCTGGGCTTTGCTTTGTAGTTCAACAGCTCTAGCTGTTAAGTTTGCCTGTTTCCATTGCGGCAGATGCTCAGTAATTATCCGCCCCGCTTCTTTGTTTATAGCACTCTTTGCAATAAGTTTTGCACTATCTATATCAACTACCCAAGTTTTATTCTCTTCATCAAATTTATGGTATTCAGTTGGTTGTTCTAACCTATATTTCAATACGTCATTTTCAATATAACACCCATATTTATATAATCCTTCAATCCAACTTTCTTGCTGACCACACTGTATATCTGCATGTGCAATATCAGGGACGTTAGCCCACCTAATAGAATTTTTAGTTATATTATTATAAATTACAATATTCATTTTTACCTATACGCATCAAAGATAATTACATTTGCTTTAATAAATGCATAAGTAGAACCATAAACAGTAGTGGCAACAAATCTAATTATCATTGATGAGTCAGGAGCTCCGATTAAGAAATCAAGAGCTCCTATAGCAGTATAATCTTGTTGATTTAAACTTACAGTAAATGAACTATTACCAATAGCAGTAAGACCGGAAGTATTCCAACTTGAACCACCATCGGTAGAGTATTCAAAACTAAATTTAACCAATGTGCTCATTGCCGAAAGATTTGCAGTTCCTATAGCTTGCATCCCTATTCCAACCCCAGCTGATCTAACTCCAAAAGCGACCGCTGGAATTGTAACCCTACAGACTTCACGGAAGTAACTTGGATCTAAAGGTTGAAATATTGCAGCACCTGTATAAAGATTTCCATTAATCGCCCTGCCAGCAATCTTAAGTGTTTTAACAGCTAGATCGCCCATATAAACATCAATATTTGAGGCATTAATCTGGTCTACTGTAGACAGTGCCCCTCTGGGAGTACCATCTACCCAGTTACTCTTTTCAGTTTGCCCAGCAGATGCATAACCTAGATAAGCCATTCCCACATAAACATCAGTGCTTGCAAATGTTTGAGTTCTAGCTACTCTGATTTCCAAAGCACAAGCTACTACTCCAGCGATTGCTGGAACTGTCATGAAACCCCAAAGCTCATACCAATCCTTAATATTATTGCTTAAATCAATACCAGCTCCCAACTCTGGTTGGTTATCAAAGTTAGTAAATTCTTGCCCACCGGCCACAGTATTACCGCCAATCCAGTCACCAGCAGCATTAAAGTAACTTAATTGCAGCAAAGCTCTACCGCGAAATACTTGCACCATAGCTTGTAGTTCAAATCTATCTCCAGGTTTACATGGCACTCTTTGAGGGTGTGTGTGAATTGAAGAAGCATAATCTCTAACTGGGCCAAGGATAGAGAAAACAAGCCCACCATAGGTTCCTATTGCCCCGGCTTCTCCAGGGTTCTTTTTGTAGAATGCATTAATAGTCATCCCAGCTTCAATATAATTAACCCATCCATCTAAGGAACCTGTTAAAGAACCATTACTTAGCAAGTTAGCACTTGCTCCTCCAGTAAAGTTATTACTATTTGCCCCTAAAGTGGCATTATTCTCCGGCCTAGTTGAGCCACTAACACGGGCATAATCTAAAGGGACATTTACAGAAAATAAAACATTACCAAAATTATCTCTAACTTCGATGGAGTTAGTATTTAATTTATTAACCGTGATTGAGTTTTCAACAACTAAATCACCCGTAATTACTTGCCCTAAATCAATCCACGATGATCCATTCCACTTTCTTACATGCGCAAAATTAGTGCCTGAAATAGTAACTTGATCACCGGCCATCGGCGTATAACCAGCCGCTGTGACCACTGCATTAGCTATGCTGTCACTCCAGAAGCTGCCTGATGTATACCAATGGGAGGGGCCGCGTGTAGCTGTACCAGAACTGCCAGCCTCACCCTTAATCCGTACCACACCTGCATAAGTCCAAGTTGCTCCGTTATCGGCGCTAGTGCCAGAGCGCATAAACTCATCACCCGCACTAGGCGTATCATGCCATCCCGCTGTACCGTCAACACTAAATTGCAGTTTGCTGCTTGTAGATGGCGTTCCAACTTTTGAAGTGGCTGACCAAACGGCATCTTGGGGTGCACCACCGGACTTTGAAAATACCCTTTTTGACATCCATAGCGGCTTATTGTTGTCGCTAGGTATGCCATCAGACCAGCCCACGGTTGTAGGCAATGGGGAAGCGTAAGAACCACCTGTCGGCGTTGCCGGTTGCGTAGCTGAACGAATGAATACAAAGCTTGGGAAACTGCTCTCGCCATCTGTTCCGCTATCAAATAGTAAAACCGGTGGATTTGTCCAATCTGCCGCTAGTATAGCGATAGTTGTATCTTGACTGGCAGCTGGGGCAAAGACGACATACACAGGGCCAGAACCAGCAGGAATATCTGAATACCAGCCAGCACCTAAAGATGTAGTTATTGACGCATTAGTAAAATCGTATGTGACGTTACCAGGATTATCAGTTGGCAGGGTTGCAGAGCGTTTATAGGCTGCTACCTGCGCATTGCTATATCCATTCGTACCTAATGCAGCTGATTCAGCAGCCCCACCATAGAATTTGGCTGGATGCCAGTCCACATTAGCGGCATCTAAGTTGCGGTACCAAGGTGCCAAATCTGACAGGTTATTAGTAGCTGCTGCAGAAACAACTGATCCACCGATCGGTAAAGTTGCCGATATAACTAACTGGCCAGTTGCATCTTTATATAGTGCCATTAAACCACTTCCAAGAAATCAAATGTCAACACGCTAGCATTGTAATATGGGTTTTGTAGTGCGTTTGGTTGCGTTAGCCTGGCTAAATAATGACGCTGCTGGTTGTAAGTTAAATCGGTAGGATCTTCGATCAATAAGACCTCATTATTAATACCTGCAATACGCTGTAAAACTAACGCTCTGCTCGCTTCCACGTCCGATAACCAGGACAGGGTTAAACGGGTAGTGCGGCGCATAGCTCGCAAATCAAAATAATCGATATCACCGATTGATGTCACAACGCTAGTATCTGTTTTAAAACCACGTTCACAACCGTAATCAAAATTATCATTGGCAGTAAACCCATTGCCGATAAACACGCGCCCAATTTGGATATAACCAGCCGCATTGGCTGTATCTGCAATAATTAGACGCCAATATCTTGCTGTTATACCCGTACTAACCCTTACAATTAGATCGGGCGTTTGGGCAGATGCTGACAAAGTGCCTGAATCATATAATAAGGAAGAAAAGCCATTATCATTAGCGCCAATTAACCGATAAGTAGCGCCACTAGCACTGACATTAGTGTTAATTAGGCCAAACACTTTAACGATTTTTGCAGCACCTAAGTCCATATCAAACTGAGTGCCGGATGTGGCCAACGCGCTGCGCGCAACTTTCGTTAAAAACCGTGACTTGATATTAGCTAATGGGTAGCTTGCATTCCAGCTGCCCCCAGAAATAGCCGCAGAATCGATGTAATTGTTATAACCGATAGTTAGATTAGTCACTTTGCTATCCACATAGGCGATATCGCCGCGATTTGTGCCAGGCAAGATGATGACTGGTGGCGGCATAATGATGCTACCGGTATAAATAAGATCATTAAGTACACCGTGGGAACCGTTATAAATTGTGCCAAGGACATTAGACATTTATCCCCACAGCGTTAATTGCAGTTGATTTTGCTGATAGTCAGTTTGAATACCAACTACCCTAAATAGCTTACCAGTACCTAGGCCATAGCGTTTATGCTGCACAAAAACCACTACTCCTAAATCGAATAGCGCAATTGAACTGGCATCCACGCGAATCGTAGCTGTTAAAACAGATGTTTGGTTTTTAAGAATATTAAGGCGGCGTGTTGCTTCCGGCTGTGCATATTGCGCACCCGCTAGTAAGGTGTCATAAGTAATTTCTTGGGCTGACGGATGACTAACCTTAACAGCATTATCTTGTGCAATGACTTGTCTGCTTGGCTCTGATAACCATGTTCTGCGCTCTGCTGGCACGATACCAGCCAAGGCGCTATCTGATTGAACTGTCCAGTTAACATCGTGAGTTAACGTAATTTTATACACTGGCGCGGCATTACCACCTGTGCGCAAGGTTTCGCGCTGCAAGCTAAGTATTTCAATGCTTGTTAAATACGCGACAGGCGTACCCGTGGGCAAATCTAGCCTGGCTAACCGGAACCGGTTTAAATTATCAAATCCCCAGTATGCTCCCACGCTGGCTGCAACCCTATCAATGGCATCGGCTAAGGTAGTGCTGTCATTAATAAACAACCCAACACCGCCTGCATTTTGACTATCTAAAGCCGTAAAATCTGCACTGACCATATCAAATATTCCAGCACCGGTTACCAATCGATAAATAACCTGGGCCGCAGTGCATTGTGTTGCATCATTGCTTTCCCAAACAGTCGCAGTTATCTGACCTGCGGGGCTGCTACCTAAGCGAATTAAACCGTAAGACTTCAAAACGCGATAGGTTCCCGCTGTTGGCTCTGTGTTATAAAGCTCGGTTAGTGAGCTGTAATCTGCGCCATGGCCAAGATAACTGCCTTTATCCAGTACATTAACCACATTGGCTATTGCACCATCATTTACTTGATAGATTAATTTGCTGGAGTTAACTAAAACCGGTACCAGGTTATTTACCCGACCAAAAACTCTTGGCTTTGGTGCACCCTTTAAATCACTAACGCCCTCAACGCCTGATGGCAACACATTATTGCCCGCATAGGTGTTTTTTTGCACCGGCTGGCTTAAGTCCGCTATACGATCTTTAAGCCGGATTGATATTCTGTCCCACTCGAATGCACCCTGATCCATAATGGCATTTAAAACTACGGTGGTACCTGTAGCATCACTTGCATAAATGCTTAAATTACGGCCATTAAAGGCATAATCTGTTAAATAATCTAGATCGCCATCATTATTTAACAGTGTTAACTCACCATAACTCGCCTGTGCAGCCCCGCCAATAGCCCCATCTGAAAAAATCTGACGACTTAATAGAGCAGGTTGCTCAATGCGTGGCTCATAATATTGATCTGCATTGTTATAAACACCAGAACCAGTGCAAAAACGAAAAGTTTCAACAGCATTCGTTAAAAGGTTATAAGCGGTAATATCGGCTAGATAGATCATGATGTCTTAAGTAACCGTGCGTTATTTTTAATCTGCCCCATGTCAGAATTCATCTGCTCAAGTCGTTCAATCAGCTTTTCATTAGCTTCTGATTGCAGACGAACCAAGGCTTTTAGTTCTACATTGCTTTTTTCAACAGCTGCCAGAGTATCTTTATTACCCATTGCAATAATGGACTGGGTGTTCTTATTGTTTACCACCATGGTAGGGGTAGAAAAGTTTAACAACTCTGGGCCATCTTCATTGAAGACAGTATTTCCATGCGTCATACCGCCTTCAGCTTTATATTTAACTTTACCTAAAGCTTTCTGCTGTGCTTTTAACCCTGCTAATTGGGCTTGTAAGTAGCCATAGTTTGGATCTTTCTTTTTAGTGGTTTTAATCTGCGCATTTAAACCGGCAATTTGGGCCGTGTAGTCTTGGTATTTAATCGTTTTTTGCAGCTCAACATCACCACCAAACCGCCAAGCTTTAATTTGGCTGTCCAATTGTGCATTTTGTGCGGTTACCGCATTATTTTGTGCCTTAGTAGATTTGGCAGTTAAAGTTTCCAGGTTATCTTTTTGCTTTTGCTTAGCCGATTCTTCAAACGTTAATGTAGGCGGTTTTTGTTGTGCAACTGGTTGCGAGGCTTCATTAAACGTAGGTGCAGGCTGAGCTGCTTGCTGGGCAGTTGTTTGATTAGTGATAATGCCATTTAATACATCCGACAAGCCCTTTAATGCATCAGTTAGCGTGTTGGCTGCCGCTGTTGTAGCAGCTTGGGCATCGGCCTCGGCTGTAGCTGAATCCACCCCAACGCCTAGTTGTGCATTTAAATTAGTTAACGTGCCAGTTACATCATTAAATATGGCAGCATATTCTGGTGATGAAGCATAAAAGTTTTTAGCCTCGGTTAAATAGCCTTGGGCGGTAGAGGCCAATTTAGTTAATGCGGTCTGGTCGCCTGCTTGGGCTTTTAAAAGCGTAGTACCGTAAAGGCCTTTCGCATCGCGTAACTTTTGCTCTGGGCTGGCAGTAGATAAATCGCTGGTATTTAGGCCGTCAATAAAGTCTTTTAAGCTAGATACTGCTGCTTTAGTTTTATTTATTGCTGCAATCTCAATGTTATAACGCTGGGTTAAAGATTTTTGAATGCGCGTGATGTATTCATTTTGCTTGGTTGGGTCAGTTGTCGTTTTTAAAGCGGCATATAAAGGCGCTGTATCCTCGGCCTTTGGCAATGCTCCACCTAATCCGCCAATTTGATCTTGTATGGAAGTGGCTGTAGCAGTTAACGCATCCATACCTTTTTGCTGATAATCGATAACATCAGCTACTTTACCAGCCAAGGAAAGTATTTGGCCAAGATGAGCTTTGCCCGCATCGGTTACGTACTTTTGCGCGTTTTCCACCATGGCTTTAAAAGCGGCGGTGGTTTTAGGCATGGTTTCGCCGATTTTTGCAAAGTCTTGTGCTAATTGATTTGAGGATGACTGAGCACGTTCGCTATCAGTAAAAAACTTATCGTTATAAACATTTAGATTAGAGGCCAATTGCTCAACACCGCCACTGCCTTGAATTAATGGCACACCAACGTCTACACCGCTTAAATTAACAGCTTGCAGTTGCTTACGAACATCCAGTAAAGAGGCAGCCAGGCTTAATAAGTCGCTAGCAGTGCCATCAAAGTTTGTAACGATTTGTGCTAAACCGCTATTAGCATTTTCAACACCGACTAAGGTTTGGCGGATAATTTCGGTCTCAACATCACTTTGTTTATTGATGATATTGTTAAAGTCTATGGCTGTATAGCCTAACTGGGCCAGTTTTACTTTTGCCGACTCCACGCCGGATGCAACGCGGACTAAGGTTTGATAATAGCCTTCGCCAACTTTTTGAAACTGCACTAGACCTGGCAATAAACGCTTAGCCATGTTGTCGCCAAGCTTGCCGAAAATAGCTTCAAATTGTTTTTGTAAAGCATCGCCTTTTAAGTCTTTAAGACTAATTGCGCCAATCTTTACAACAAAATTATTTAAACGTTTGGTTAAATCGTCACCATTTGCGCCTAAAAGCAGCGCCGAAGCTTGAATTGATGAGGCCAAATTAACAACAACCTTTCTCAACTGGTCTTTAGTTTCAGCATTGGCGCCCTGATATTGCCTATCTGTACTTGATGTTTTCATCAAACCAAATAAATAGCTGGTTTGAGTCTTAATATCGGCATATTGCTGAGCTTTTAAACCAACACTAGCAATTGATTTATATTTTTGGTCTTGAACAAATATACCGTAATCAACCAATGATTTTTTAACTGAGCCAAAAATAGCATCTGTTAAAAACTTGGTAATATTGCCTAAAACCGGAATGCTTTTAGCAAACTTATCAACTAAAACAGAAAGCCCGCCGGTTAAAATAGCCAAGTTAGCTTTTACAGCGGTTAACATAAAGCTTGATATTGCCGAACTGCTCTTGCCAAGTTGAGCTGTAAGGTTAGCACTTGTACTTATATTCGGCGTTCTGCTTAACAATGCCCCTAAGCCACCAATACCATCCTGAATATTTATGAGGGCAGTTAACATGCCACGAGTTAACGGCAGGGTAATATCACTATTTGCTCTTAACAAATCGATAGACTTACTTATTGATTCACTTTTTGCAGATGAATCGCCTAACACAGAACCAGTTCCTGCAGAAGCCTGCCTATCCGCAGCGGTTGTATCGGCAGCAGAACCACCGCTAAAACCGGACACAGCAAAACCTAAAGCGGCCATGATACCAGCCATAACCGCCATTCTAGGGATGGCACTGTATGGATCGCCTTGGGCTTGGCCTGCGACACCCACGGCGGCGGCAGATTGGCCTTTTACTTGGTCAGCAGCTACTTGAGGGCCAACACTAGCAACGACAGCTGATGTTTTAGCAGTCTCGCCCATAATGGATGCCGCGACTTCTTTGGCTTTTATAACCATTTGGGCAACTGCTATGCCTTTTTCAATAGCGTGCAAGGATTTAGCCATTGCAGACTTTTTATTAAACAAGCTGGCAGCAGATCCAGCCAATTGCCTTGCCCCGTCTAACTCGTTACTAATACGGTCTTTTTGTAACTTTTCTTCTTCCTTGGCATATTTAAGCGCGTTTTCACGTTTAAATTGAGAAATGGCACCACCATCATCAATCAAAGAATTATTTTCTTGCTGTTTTTTGTGCAATTCATCCAGATTATCGGTATTTTCTGCAATGGATTTAGCCATTGTTTCAAACACCCCTGCCATCTGACTAAACCCACCTAAAGCCCCATCAAAAACCGATCTGGATACATCGGCCAGGCTGGTCATTTTATCCTTGGTTTGATCGAGGGTTTTATTGTAGTTTTCTAAAGATTGCTTAGCATCGACAGTGCCTAGTGTGCTGCTAATGGATTGCTGGGCTGTGTTAGTTCTGGTTAATGCCTGCCTTACTTGCGGCTCTGGCAAGTTGGGGTTTTGTTGCATGGTTTGTGCAACTTGGCGTTCCAGCTCTATGCGCTTGCTGATAGCATCGTTTGTTGCGCCCTGGGCTTTTAGCTCTTGGGCCATTTTAGCCAGGCGTTCTTCAAAAACGGCATTATTTTCAAGGCTACTCAAAGCTTTGATATTAGCTGCTAATTGCTCTGCTTGTTTTTTCTGCTGCTCCATTGCATCTGCGGCCTGCCAATACGCGGCATACAGTTGCTTAACTACGCCAACTTGATCACTTTGTACGCCCTTTAGCGCATTCTCTAGTTCAATTGCACGAGCTTTTTCGGTGTCTGAAAGTTTTAATTGTTCGGTTTGGTTTTTAATGCTAGAAATTACGCGCTGCGTGCTTTCTTCTGCTTTTAATTGTGACGCACTAAAATCCCCAGCCACGCCATCCATTTTAGTGTAAGCACCATAAATACCTGTGCCATTAGCTACATAGTCTCTTGTCTGCTTAGATAATTCTCCAATATGGTAATTGGCGTTTTTTAAAGCAGTAGAACCGGCGTTATAGGCAGCAAGGATATTTGAAAACGTTGCTTTTCCACCTAGGTCTGTAATCTGTTTACTGGTAACTTTTATATAGGCAATATAAGATTCGATATTTGCTTTTTGCTTATTTATGTCATTAGTCATTACTGATGACACGCTATTGCCCGTTAACTTTTTGGCCTCACTAGCGGCAGCTGGCAGCATTTGACCAATCCCCATTGCACCGGATGAGGAAGTCTTTATTCTTCTACCGCTATTTGTTTCAAGTTCAGCAATGGTTAAAGCCGCTGCTGGATCAACGCCTTGCCTAGTTGCCTCACTGAAAATTTGTTGTTTATATTTACCAGAATTAATGCTATCGAGTCTTTTTTGCAGCTCGCCTGTTACAGTTGTTTTTTGCTTTAGTTGTTCTATTTCAAGCTTGTTATTAACAAATTCTTTAGCTTGCTCACCAGTCAATCCTCTAATCGCTGACGCTTCCAACTCATAAGCTTCACGATTTTTGTTCTTGAGTTTCAATAAATCAATACGTGTTTGTATAACATCATTATCAATAGGCTTTTCTTGAGGTACTTCAGGTTTTGCTGTTAATTGCTTAGCGTAACGGTCAGCCATTTCAGCAGCTTTATCTTTATTTTTTTTATCTGCAATCGCTTGGGTATAATCATCAACCCCACTTTGGCCAAGCAGTCCAAAGGTTAATTTACTTAAATTCTGTAGCTTTGATATACGTTGCTCAGATTTGGCAACCATACCGGATTCGCTGTCATCAATCGCAATTCTTAAGCTATTAATCCATGATGTCGTATTGGATACGATGTTTTTAATTAAGCTTTCAGATTTGTCTTGCAGCAACGTATCTTCAAACATGTGCCAGGCATCAGATAAGTTGCTGATCTTACCATTCAGGGTATCCATCGCTACGGCATTAGCGCCCTTCGTCTTTTCGCCCATCGTATCGATTAATTTAGATATGACATCACGGGTTATCTCGCCTTTTTCACTCATCTTCATGAGTTCTTCAGTCGATTTTCCGGTAATTTCAGCAAGCATATCCATCACAGGTACACCGCGTTCCATCAAAATAACCATATCTTGCTGTTGCAATCGGCCCTTGCTCCAGGCTTGACCAAGCTGCATGGCGATTGATTGCAATGTCTCTGATTTAGCCCCCAGCATAGATGCTTGATTAGTCAAGGACTCCATCATTTTCATCGTGGGCCTCATGCCCATCGCTTGCAGGGTTACAAACGCCTTGGTTAAATCCTGGATCTCATAAGGTGTATCCACTGCCATTTTCTGGATCTGGTTAAATATCATCAAGCCGCCAGACTGACTGCCATTTAACGCAGTCAACTGGGCACGTAACATTTCCATGCTGCGATTGGTTTCCAAAATATCACTAGCCAGTTGCTTAAACTGATACAACCCAAACAAGCCGACTATGGAATTTCTGACGGATGAAAACCCAGAACTCATCGCAGATGTGGCACTGGATGTAGTACCAGCTAAACGCTGCACTTCGGTTTGGGCTTGCTGAATAGTTTGGATGTACGCACGCGCCCTGGCTTCAGGAAAGCCAGGGCTAGCAGCCATCACTTGATGTAATTGGCGCTCAACTTCAATGCGCTGCCTGATGGCGGATGTACTTTGGCCTAATGCTTGTTGCTCGCGGGCTATTTGTGCCAATCGGCTTTCAAAACCAGCTTGACCGGATAAACTATTAAGCGTGTTGATTAACTGGGTAGATTGCCGCAAAGCAGCATTACCTTGTGCAGTAGCCTGGGCAGATTGCCGGACTGTAGTAGATTGACGGCGTGATGCCTCATCGAGTGCATTGATTGACCGAGTAGTTTGGTTAATGATTTCAGCGGTGCCGTTGGCATTAACCCGAAGGCGTATGCCTAATTCCATATCTGCCATTTTACTCAGCCTTTTTATTGATTATTTTAAGCGCTTCCCGCTCCATAATTTGCACGCCTTTAAAAACGGTTTGATGCTGTTTTTTAGGTACGTTTAAATCCATCACTACTTTTAAACCCGCATAATCTAAACCCATGCAGCCACCCATTGCGCCATATTTCCATTGGGTATTCAGGTTGCAGAATGTCATTACGGTTAACCAGTTTTCTGGCTCAACTTTAAAATGCTTACTCTTTTTTTTGGGCTTGGTTAACTGGATGCCGAGCAATTCGGCATCCTGCTTTAAGGCTTTTCCATCATCGTGGCCACCGGCCCAATAACGGGCAGCCTTTATAAGTTTTTTAGGGCTTTACCACCGGTAGCAGATTCAAAAAACGCATTTGAAATGCTAGAGTTGATATTAGGTATCGCTACTAACAACTTTGTTAAGTTACCAGAGCAATAAGATAGGTCTTTCCCGTCCTCATCCGTTACACCTTCCCAACCAACTAAAAACTTACCCAAATACTCCACATCAGCAGCAATAATGTCAGCAGGGGCGCGTTGGCTTAAGTCTGTATCGTCAGTACGGTTAAGCGTAATCAAGTCCTCACGACTGTGGCGCTTAAATACACCTTTAAATTCGTGGGTTTCCTGCACCCCTGCTTCATTTACAACAGCAAATTTAATAGGCCACTTGTACGTAGTTGATACATTTAATTTAAAAGCCATGACTAACCTTTTCTTGTTATTTAAAAAAGGCCGGATTGCTCCGGCCAAGCGCATTTTTTAACTTATTTAATACAGATCCTAATTTCATCGTTTCCAACAACTGGCACAAAGGACATATCCGCTTTAAACATAGCTACGTTGTCCGATTCGGCATAATCTGGGTTTTCAAGCTGTACGTTAGGGCCAGTAATGCCAACGATATTACCTGCGGTATTGCCATGCTTAACGCAAAAAGGCCCTTTGGCAGCATTTTTAGCCAGTGTCCACCAGTCTTTTTGTGCAATGGTTGTCGCTTCAATGCTTAAATTGCCTTTAACAGTTCGGTCTTTAATGATGACCGACTCAGCACCAATTAATTGTCGATACGTAATGTCGTTACCAATGTCGAAAGACAAGGTTTCAACGACTGCACCGGCATAACCCAATAGGTTAATGTTGGTTGTATTAGCTGTTGAAACGGTTGCTGGTGTTTGCCATGCAGAGAAATCAAATGTAGGCAAACCAACATCAGTAATAGTGCCAAGCAATCCGGTAAATTCCCACTTTAGTGAGGGAATTTGTTTAACTGATAAGTCTGGTTTAACTGTCCCGCGTGCGCCCAGCATAATGTGCCTTACGCCATCCATTACAAAATACAGGGTTGCTGATGAGTTGCCAGCGGTGCCAAATACGCTATTTGGTATGTACATAGCATTAGCACCAATGTTGTAAGTGCTGGTAGCATCTGGAGCAACAGCCCAAGGCACCGCAATGGTGGCAACCTTTGTAGATCCTATGTAATCGATAATTTCACCCGATTGATTAA